ATTACGAATCCATCCACAGCTGGCGTTAACGGTAGCGTACTCGGCTCTTAACCGATGAGGTGTCAGTTCGAATCTGACGCTGTGGACCATATGGGGGTATAATTCAACGGCTAGAATAGCTGGCTTTTAACCAGTCTATCAGGGTTCGATTCCCTGTGCCCCTACCATATGCAAACACATTACACTGACTGCTTCAACAGTCAGACATATTTGAAGATATGCCGGATATCCATGCGGGTAGTGTGTTTACATATGGTGATGTAGCATAGCGGCTAATGCAGTTCCTTCATACGGAAAAGATCGTCGGTTCGAGTCCGACCATCACTACCAAATGTCCCGTTCGTCTAGAGGCCTAGGACAGCAGCCTTTCACGTTGTCAACACCGGTTCGAATCCGGTACGGGACGCCAACTTTAGGAGTAAATTATGAAAACAGTTTTTTTTGAAAATGTCTTTAACAGAGAAAAATTTTATTGTAAAGATACTAAAGATATTCGTATAATTGACGGTATAGAATATCTACGAGTTTTCAGAGATGGCACTCAACGAGATTGTCTAGTTAAGAAAGACAGCCTTAAAAAAGTACCTGAAAAGAAATAACGCCTCGGTCGTCTAATGGAAGGGCCCTGTTTTTACACAGCAGAGATGGGAGTTCGATTCTCCAACGAGGTACCATACAGACCCCGGTTTACACTTTTACGTTATTAAAGTGCGCGATTGCTGTAAGCGATAACAGCACGGTGCATTGGATCTACCGCAAGGTTCTCTTTAGGAACGACTTGAGAAATCACAAAGGCGGGACGCTAACCCGTCTAAATGGAAAAATACGTGGACAGAGTAACAGCTCAGTCTAGGGCTCCTGTGGTGGGAGTAGCTAGACACTTTATAAAAGCTCTTTGAAGTTTAACTACACTTGAGAACACGAGTTAGGTGCGAAGTCGACTACACACCGAAAGTGCAAGGAAGATACGGAGTTAGACAGTTTGGTTCGATTCCAACAGAGAGCCTCTATAAAGTGAATATGCGGGTAGACAGGACAAGGGGCGTCCAGCAGCCTTCCAAGCTGAAGATCGCGGAGTTCGACTCTCCCTACCCGCTCCAATCATGGAGGGTTATCTGGGCTGGGCCCAGCACGGTCTTGAAAACCGATGGAGTTTGAAATACAGCTTGGAGTTCGATTCTACCATCCCTCCTCCAAATTATTGCCAGCGAGACTTGGAAGTCAGAGAGGTCTTATAAGCCTTTTAGCGCCAGATTAGCGTTCTTGAGAGGGTTCGATCCCCTCCGCTGGTACCAGTTAAGGGATAGACGGTAGTTTAGAGTCCCACCCAACCTAGCATAGTGGCTCAGCTATGTGACAGCACAAGAACGGTTAGGAGTGGTCTTTCATTGACTTGACTATTCGAGACAATCCAGTGAGTCCTCCCAGGAGGATAGTTGGGCTCCCGACCTTTATGCCTTCGTACGCTAATTGGTAGTGCGGATAGTTTTAGAAACTGTTGGTTGGGGGTTCGAATCCGCCCGAAGGTACCAAATTTTTAATAGGAGGATGCTATGTCATCGCTAAACGCAATGTAAGTAAAAAGTTTCGTAAAATGTCTGAAGTCTATAAAATATTTTCCCGTCAATGGAAACATGTGCTAGACTACAGTGAAGAGTCTCTAATTGAAATGTTCAACTATGAGTCACACGGAACTGACATAACAAACAGACAACGAAATGGATACTACGTTGGCAAGCAATGGCTTAACGTCCATATCGACATGTGGAAGGAAGACTTTGAAAAAGGTTATCTACGCAAACAAGAATTATACGATGATCCAACTTTTCCCAATTGGTGGTTGGACAGCGTGTTTAAGAAATAATGCCCCGTTACGCTAATTGGTAGTGCGGATTCTCTCAAAAAGAGTTGGTTGTAGGTTCAAATCTTACACGGGGTACCAGTTATTTTGTTTTGTTTCGCATAACCCCCTTCTCGGCCATCCAGCGTCGAACATCTTCGACACTTTTTGCACCGTTTCTGCGATAATGGGTTCTTATAAATTTATAAATTTCAGCGCGAGTTAATTCTGGTTTTATATCATAGACGCTTAATCCAATTCTGAGTTTGCCTTTTTCTATGTTATTTACAGCATGGGGAATTGTAACATTTAATTTAACCCATTGTTTTTCTGGGACAACATAACTGTCAACAAGATTATCTTCACTATCGTAGAAATCGGTAGTAACATTTGATCCACCTGTTTCAAGATGATAATTGTAAGCAACGGTTCTATCAAGGTCCGTGTGTATATCTAGGTTACCGCTGATAACCCTAACGTCAACCTTGTGTGGAAAATCAAATATACTTGATACCCATTTTGAAATTATCGCTGTTGGATCATAAATTTTTATTTGTGGAGCATATTCTATTATAAAAGTATTTGGTTGGGATCTAGCACATTCGTAAATTGCTTTTATTACTTCTTCCGGAGGATGAGGGAAATTTTCGTAAGTTAAATTAGGCGTTGGCATGCATTTATTTACAAAATATATTTTACCGCTATGGTCTAACTGGACAAGGCAACACTCTTCTAAAGTGTCCGATGGGGGTTCGAATCCCTCTGGCGGTACCAAATAAAGCTGATATGGCACAGTAGGTAGCGCACCTCCTTGGTAAGGAGAAGGTCGCCAGTTCGATTCTGGCTATCAGCACCATTGACAAATGATTAAATTTAATATACAATCAATACATAGGAAAACAAATTATGGCACGAATTACAAGCGAACTAGCAGTTTCAAAAATTGGTAATAGATACGACCTTGTATTGGTTGCATCCTTACGTGTAAGAGAATTACGAAAAGGACATCTGCCCATGGCAAAAAAGAAAGGTGGAGGCGACATTGTCACTGCTCTTCGTGAAATTGAAGAAGGCAAGATTAACGGAAAAGAATATCTAGAGAAATTGCGAAAGCATAAGTAAGTTTATAGCGGTGTATGGAAGTGGTCATCCGCTTGGTCTCATAAGCCAAGAATCGCTGGTTCGAATCCAGCCTCCGCAACCAGTTTTAGGTTAATTACAGCGATTAAAAAAATGGCTGTCTGCTAGGACGTTAAACTAGTATTAACCTGTTGTATTTTGCCCCTTTGGCGTAATTGGTAGCCGCGCCAGATTTAGGTTCTGGTATCGAAAGGTGTGTGGGTTCGAGTCCCATGGGGGGCACCATTAGTTGATAGCACTCGGCAGGTATCGTACATGGACGCATGTACTACTCGACATCCGCTGGCATGGCGCGAAGTCTAAAATAACTGTTGTTAGATGCTTTGGAACTGTTAGCGCAGGACTCCTAAATAGACACGTTGTCATAGACGGCGAGTACTATCAACTAATGGCATTTGGAGCGGTCCTATAATGGTATTAGAGCAGATTGCTAATCTGTCGCTCGGCGTAATCCGGGTTCTGAGTTCGAGTCTCAGTCGCTCCGCCAAACATAAAAAAATATATGAATCAAATTTCAATAGTAATCCCCACAATGTGGAAGTTTGCACCATTTATAAACTTTCTTAAAGATTTACTAGAGCACCCACTTGTCGGAGAAGTTATTATTATTAATAACGATATCGGTAGTACTCCCCAATCTGAAGTTCTTAAACATCCAAAGGTTAAATTAAAAGTTTTCCTTAACAATATTATTGTAAATGCTTCTTGGAATTTTGGAGTAGCTATTGCAGAAAATGAAAAGGTTTGTATACTTAACGACGACATTATCTTTGACCTACGGGTGTTTAATAGAGTTTCAGAGTTTCTTGAACCGGGTAAGTTTGTAGTCACAGTGCCAGAATCACATCTAGTTGCAAGTGGTGGGCATATTGTACAAGGGCATATTCGTATCGAACCATATCATCGAGGAGTTGATATGTTTCATTTTGGTGCGATGATGTTCATTTGTAAACAAGATTGGATTGATATTCCTGCAGGGTTGGATATGTTTTATGGGGATTATTGGGCATTCGAAACAATGCTTACACGATTCAATCAAAATTATATTGTAAGAGATGTATTCTTTTGGACTGAGATTGAGACAACTTCTAGTACGTTTTCAAACAAGGAAGAAATTTATAATAAAGAAACGCAGATATATTCCGCGGCGTTGGAGTTATTCAACAAAAACTTTTCAAGAAAGACCATTGACAATCCGATCCAACAATAATTACAATTATACAAAGGACGGTATATGTTAAAACCCACATCTAGTTATAAAATGACCAAACAGACTAAACGCAGTCTTGCACTTATTATTGATCCGCACAAGCGCGGTGTTCAAAAACGTATGATGATACAGGCAGAACTAGCAGGCGCAATTAAAGTTAAAGATCGTAAAAAACCTGACCCCGGAGCAACAAATGAGTAAGGGGTCAAGGCCGCGTCCATTTAGCATAAGTCAAGAAGAATTAGGCAATAGAATGGATTCTATATTTGGCAAGAAGCAGTTGCGTGAACAATATATTCCGCCGCCATTGCCTGTTGAATTTTATAAAGAAAATAATATGACACCAAGTGTAAAATCAATGCAGAAAGGTACCTGCGGTTGTGGGCGCAGTCCAACAGGAAATTGTTGTGGTTGGCATGCCTTAACCGAAGATCAATTTCTAGAACGTAAAGAATTATATGAAACTGGTAAGACTGACCTTGCTGGTAGAGAAGTTAAGTAAAGAATTTGCCTGGATAGCTCAGGGGTAGAGCGTTTCCTTTACACGGAAAGGGTCCGCGGTTCGAAACCGTGTCCAGGTACCAAGTTAAGGATACTGTATGCCAATGTATGAAACAACTGTAAGAACGCCACAGGGTGAAGAAAAGAAAAAAATCTATGCGGCAACACCGCAAGAAGCTAAAAAACTTTTCGAACAACTGTATGGTGGTCCTAGGGCAGTTCCATATATACCGCATGTAGTGCCAAGTTAATTTCGGAGTATAGCACAGCCTGGTAGTGCGCTTGGTTTGGGACCATGAGGTCGCAGGTTCGATCCCTGCTACTCCGACCAATTATAAAGTATCGTTATGAGTCTATCATTAAACCCGTTAGTAACATCTAGAGTAACCTATTCATACACATGGTGGGATGGATTGATTCCTCCTGATATGCTTGAGAAGATAATTGAGTATTGCCAATCTAACGAATTATCTGAAGGTAAGGTTATTGGAAAGGCCGGGGAAGAGGAACTTCACGATTCTTTAAGGAAATCAAAAGTTTCAATAGTTCGTATTGATAGTGAAAATCGATGGATATTTGATATGCTTGCTCAAGTAGCCGACTACATGAATAAAACATTTTATAATTTTGATCTTATAGGTTTCGATCACTTTCAATATACTGTTTATGATGATGATGGCGACAAATATGACTATCATGTTGACATGATGTTCGGCGATGAAAGTGTAGACGTAACGCCTATTCCGAGGAAACTTTCTTTGAGTATTTGTCTTAATGACCCATCTGATTATGAAGGTGGTGAATTACAATTTTTTGTAGGTGGTAAAAATGATCAAACTGCTACACAGGCAAAAGGCAGGGTAATAGCATTTCCGTCATACGTACTACACAGAGTTACTCCAGTTACTAAAGGTACAAGAAAATCTATAGTAATTTGGGTGTTAGGGAATAAATTTAAATGATAGACAACATTGGTTACAAAGTAATACCAGGCCTAATAACAAAAGACGCCGCCCTCTTAACAGCATCTAATCTAGAGATCTTAAGAATTATTACTCATATGTCTAACAACGTTCCGTTAAATTCTACTACGGCATTTAACGATTCTCAGGTCACGCAATCGTTTGCTTGGTATAGTTCTTATGCTACTGAGTCATTATTATTATACCTTCGACCAGAGATTGAGAAAATAGTAGGAAAAAATCTATGGCCTACATATTCTTACGCTCGTATATATTGGCCAGGGGCCGAAATGGCTGAACATCAAGATAGAGCAAGTTGCGAATACTCTGTAACAATTACACTAGAAGACGATGGCGAGGAAGAATGGCCGATTTGGTTCCGACACGATGATGGTAAAACTGTTCCTCTAATTCTTAAAGAAGGAGACGGGTGTGTTTACGAAGGGTGTGTAAGACCACATTGGAGAGAACCATACAAGGGAAAACGCCAAACACAGGCCTTCCTACATTATGTAGATGCAGACGGACCATATGCTGATTTTAAATTTGACAAAAGACAATTTGTCGGATTACCAAAGGCTAATAATGAAAGATAAATTTATTCATTTATACATGGATTGGGCGGAGCGAACAGCACAATTGAGTCATGCTCGTAGACTACAAGTTGGGGCAGTTATTGTTAAAGATGATACAGTCATTAGCTACGGGTACAATGGCATGCCGGCAGGTTGGGATAATAATTGCGAGGATGAAATAGTTGTTGCAGTAATTGACGGAGTGCCACAGCGAGAAATTAAAGAACTCAAAACTAAACCAGAAGTGTTACACGCCGAATCCAATGCGATTGCAAAACTAGCTCGATCTCAGAATAGCGGACTAGGTGCTACCCTGTTTGTTACTCATGCACCGTGTTTAGACTGTGCTAAACTTATCTACCAAAGCGGTATTAGACACGTTTTATATAGGAACACTTATCGGGATACCAATGGCCTAGAATTTTTATCCAAATCAAATGTAGAAGTAAATAAAGTATAATGCGCGGGCATGGTGCTAGTGGTAACACATAACTTTGCCAAAGTTAAGTTACGGGTTCGATTCCCGTTGCCCGCTCCAACTTTAAAGGTTATATGGATAAAATTAAAAAAGCGTTTTGGTTTACACTAGGTATGATTTGCCTGGGCATAGCCTATATTGGAATAGTAACACCTGGCATTCCTTGGAGCACACCTACTGTAGGTGCCGCATTTTGTTTTGCTAAAAGCAGTGACCGTTGGCATAACTGGATTATGAATCACAAGTTGTTTGGACCATTTCTACGTAACTGGGGAGAAAAACGTGTTTTCCCTACATACGGTAAATGGGCCATGATTATTACTATGGATATCAGTTTAATTGTCCTTTGGTTTACTACTGGAAACTGGAAACTGGTTGCAGGAGTAGGACTAGGTATGTTATTATGTGCAGTATGGGCGTTACGCTATCCTAGCAGTATACAAGAATACGATCGCCGTAAACAAGCTGGAGAAAAAATAGGATGGTTCAAATAACTTTACCAAAAGAAGGTAGTAAATGGGGTGGCAATGATAGAGATATTTTCTATGTCATGCACACTATCGAACTTGAAGGCCACACCTGGATTCACTATAAAAAACTAGATACTGAACAGGAATACAGTTGTTATGTAGAAAGTTTCCTTCAACGCTTTCGAGAGTTACCAGAATGACAAGATTACAAGGCCAAGTAGAGAAAGGTTGGGGCTCAGAATTAATTTGGGTTACTAATGACAAATACTGTAGTAAGTTTTTAAACTTTAATCAAGGTGCAAAATTCAGTATGCACTTCCATCGCGAGAAGGAAGAAACATGGTATGTCATGAGCGGCAAATTTGAAATTGAAGTAATTGATACAAAGAACGCTGAAATACATAAGAAGATTATCGGTGTAGGTAGTGTACATCATAATGACCCATTAGTACCACATCGAATTACATGTTTGGAAGAAGGAACAATTATTGAAGTTTCTACTCCAGACAGCGTCGAAGACAACTATCGTGTGGGTAAAGGCGACAGTCAAAAATGAGAGTAATGGTCAATGGAACGTTTGACATTATTCATAGGGGACATATTGAAATGCTCAACTATGCTAGAAGTCTAGGAACATTTTTGCTAGTTGCTATAGATACTGATAGACGGGTTAAAGAACTTAAAGGTGATACCCGTCCAGTTAACTCTCAAGAAGATCGTAAATTTTATCTTCAAAATTTAAGGTCAGTTGACACTGTTCGATTGTTTGATAGTCAAGAAGAACTTATAGAAATAATGAAAGGTTGGCAACCTGACGTATATGTTAAAGGTAGTGATTGGAAGCATGATAAAAAATCCACAGCACACCAATATTGTAATAACGTAATTTATTTTGATAGGATCAGTGGATACTCATCGACAAACATTATATCTCGCTGTAGTTCAATGGATAGAATAGAACACTCCTAACGTTTAGATACAGGTTCGATTCCTGTCGGCGGGACCAATACTACTTGACAGTTTGGTAAAAATCTGCTATACTATATTAAGAAAGGAAAGAACTATGCCATGGATTCAAAACGTTGCATTGAGCGACATCAAAAAAGGGTTTCACATTAACCCCGGTGAAAATGCTATGTTGATCCAAATAGTGGATCCGCCCGGTGATTTTCCTACACCTTTGTACAAGTTCAAAGAAGTACATCAGTTCGAGTTCCTCGATGTTGAGGAAAAGGACGAAGTACTTGAGGAAGAAATGAAGTGCAGTCAAGAACAGGCCGGCGAGCTTGTTCGGTTGTTACAACATGCATTGGCCAACCGCATGAATGTAATTGTCCATTGTGTAGCAGGTGTATGCCGCAGTGGAGCAGTTTGTGAAGTTGGTGTTATGCTAGGCTTTGACGACACCGAAGTATTCCGTAGTCCAAACCTGCTGGTCAAGCATCGAATGATGCAAGCATTAGGTTGGACATATGATGAGCAAGAGCCACACTCTATCAACGGAGTGTTGGTTCCTGAAGACTGGTCTAACAACAACGAAAAAGTCTTTACTCTTGCTAGAGCAAGACGTGAACGCAGATTAAGAGAAGGTGATATATGAATATTTCAAAAACTGATGAATTCCGAATTCGGGAATACAATCTAGAACAAGCTAGTATTCAAAAGAAGCGAGAAGAAGACTACCGCAAGGTTGTTGAGAAACGCAACTTTGACCAAATTGTAGCAGAACGAGTAGCACGGAATATTCGCCTGGATTTGGACAAGGGACGAAGCATTGATGTTGATTGTTAATATGCGCGATTATACACCAAAAATTTCTAAAACAGATCTTGAACACGGTGCCTACTATAACGGCAGATGTCGCAATGCCACTGAAGCTCGTTGGGACACCACCAAGCAAAGATTTGTACACTGGCGTACAAAATTTGGACATAAATTTCTAGAAGAAATTTGTCATCCAGAAGATGACAAACACTTTGATGTGTTTGTAGTTGAAAGTAAAATAGATAAACCTGAGCAGGAGATTCCGCTCAAATGAAAGGAGCAGAATATGCCATCAGTATTTTTAGTAAGTGATACTCACTTTGGTCACATGGGCGTGTGTAAGTTCACTCGCAACGATGGTGTCACAAAGTTGAGGCCCTATTCCACTCCAGAGGAGATGGATGAGGACATGATTGCCAAGTGGAACGCAAAGGTCAAGCCTACTGACAAGGTCTACCACTTGGGTGACGTAGTTATCAACCGCAAAGCATTGCCTACATTGCATCGATTGAACGGTGACAAGGTGTTGATTCGAGGCAACCATGATATCTTCCGTGATGATGAGTACCGTAGATATTTTCGTGAGTTGCGAGCATACCACGTGATGAACGGAATGATCTTGAGTCATATTCCGTTACACAGCGACAGTATGGGTCGGTTTGGAGTTAACATTCACGGACATACTCATGCCAACCGCGTAAAGAAAGCTCGTGGCGTCGATGTACGTACTGGGGAAGTATTGTACAGTGACGAAAACGATTTACGCTATCATTGCGTGTGCGTGGAGCAAACTGACTTTGCACCTATCTTGTTTGAAGACGTGATTGCACGTATTGAAGCAGAAGGCGGATCAGTTGGATTCAAGAATGGCAACGGGCCGACAATGTAAATAACGGAATGTCCGATCCTACAAAATCTAATCTAGCAAAGGGTAGAACCAGTTATGATTCCACATCAACTGGTTCTTTAATTCCTTTTTTTAATAGGAATGTATCAGAGTATCCAACAGAAGCTGGTGGGGTTAAGTTTGATCTAGTACCTGTTACTAAACAGAAAGACATAATGATCAATCATGCTAGGATATATGCCCAGCAAGAGTACGATCGTATTATGGAACTAGTGGCGGTATTAGAAAAACAAGCACAAGCAATCAAGCGCAGACTTGATATTACTGATGCGGTACATGCCGCAGTATATCAGTTTAGTCCTGTTATGGGACAATCTTATTGGTTAGTATGGGACAAGAGGAAACAACATACCTTGTTATCACATAATGGACCCAACGATTGGTCAAGTAGTGCGCCTGTGGATTACGAATATCAAGCACAGGTAAAGTATATGGGAGACCATACCTGGATGGAAATAGATGAACAAAAACTATAAGATAGTTTGTAGTATTGGATCTAATGTTACGGTAATTTCTTTACTTTGAAGTAACGGAGTGTAGTCGTAACTAACCATCCAACCGTAACTTTCATTCCTGCGAAGTTTACTAAAATCAGCTTTCGGTCTGTAGGCCCAGGGTATCGCTCCATTCATCATATGGAACCTTGCCACTGGG